AGATAAGTTTGGGAAACATTTTTAGAGAAAGGGGTAGAATAGAATGAGTGAGATTGTTTATGAAAAAGAAGAGAGTACGCCAGAAGTGATGAAAGCACCCATATATTTACAGTTCGTGGGAATCATCGAGAAAGCCGTAGTGACATCATCAGGCCCGATATATGCGTTTTTGATGGCAGATAGCAACAATCAACGTTATATCGCCGAGTTTCAGTGTCAGCCTAACTATATGAAGGGAATTATGAAGGCTATGTCGAGGATGAGGTTTGTTCCCCTGGAGGTAGATGAGGTAGTTGAAAAAAAGACTGAAGAAGAGGTTAAGATAAGCAACATCAAGGTTCCGAAGATACTTAGCGCGGGGGATAATGATGAGTGAGGAATTAAGTAACATAAAAGAAGATGATAAGGAATATATAGTAAAGAGGATAACCGAGCTCCTGGGGGACTGCTACCATGACTGGAAGTGGGAAGGAACATATTGGAGATGTATTAAATGTAACAATCAACGTGTTATTATTAAAAAGCCCTTGAGTGGTGTAGTCTTGAGCAGCTGGTATACATTTGGAAAGCTGGTGGAGTATATCCAGAGACAACCATGGAAGGATAATTTTTTTCTGGCTCTGTGTACCGATAGAACTTTATGCTGCTATACTGATGCGCATGTTCCTTTTCACTATATAGATCCACTTAGATTTGCTATGGCAGTGTGGTTGTTTGTGGGGGGCGAGAAGATAGATAAAAGGATTGAGCAATGATTCCGCCAGAAGTTTGTATATGGATAATTATTGTGTTCTTTTGTATAATGGTGTTAACGTATTTTAAGAAGTTTTAGAAAGGATGTGTGAGGATGGAAGATCAAGAAAAGGGTAAAATAAAGGATGAAGCAAAAAAGAAAGAAGATTTGGATGGTAATATAATTTACACGACTACCCGAGAACATTTTGAATATTTTAAGAAGCAATGTGAGTTTTGGGTAAATGAGCTGGGGATTAATTATTATAAGTTCAGGTATACTCATGAAGAATGTGAAGGAGCGATAGCGAACTGTTATTTGGAACATGCTGGTGGTGCTGCATTTATTGGATTTGCTACAAAATGGAGAAACATAGAACCCACGGAGAAGGAAATAGAAGAGGTAGCCTTGCATGAAGTTATTGAAGTCTTGTTTGGCTCCATAGACAGCTTGATGAAGATGTGGTTTTCAGGTTCACTGGTTAATGAAGAACGTCACCGGGTTATCCGGGTTATTGAGAATTATATAAAAAGGAAGTGGTTCGAGGAGGTGTGATGTGGATTTTAAATTAGAAATAAAACCAGCGGTTTTGCCGGCAGTAAGACATAAGATAGAGGATGTCTTAAAGGCTGAAGGGTATAATGTTTGGGGTGGGGGAACCAACACAGATATGTCGAGTTGTGATATATCATTTGGAGATAAGGAAAATAAGACATGGAAAAAGAAGAAGCAATAACCAATCTAAGAAAAAACTCAATTGATGTTGACGTGGATGATAGGATTATTTCATTGCAATCTGATACAAAAATTGGTAACAAGGTATGGAGCTACATTGATTGTCTTGTAAATTATCACGGGTTCATTTTAACAAGGCATGGAGTAGGCGGAAAAAGAGCGAAGTATAAAAAGGGAGCCTTGAGATAAGCATGGGCGATAAAATAATCAGCAAGACAAAGAAAATTAAAACAGCAGCACAAAAAAAAGAAAGTGCGTTGACTCTTCGAGCCTTTGAGTATTATTATGGGCTTGGAGATTCACGCACACTATCCAAGGTTGCCAAGAAGTTTAACAGGACTTTAGGTTCTGTTGAAGGTTGGTCGAGTAAATTAAAATGGCGTGATCGAGTACGTCAGCGTGAGTTAGATGTAGCTGCTAATATTGCAAAAGAGGGGTTTGAGCAGGCGACCGAGGTAAACAAGCGGATACTCAGTATTATTAAAGCCTCAGTAGATGTAAAAGTAGTAAAGGGAGAAGATGGAGAAGAAGAGATTGTACCGTTACCGATTAAAAACTTTTCAGACGCACAGAAGGCACATGAGTTACAGGACAGAATATTGCACCCGGAGAGGTACAATAGAGCAGGAGACGATGACGAGGGAGGAAATAAAGTTGCTGTTGTCGTTAATATAACAAAGAGTTAAATGCCTCAAAAACAAAGTATTCAGAAACAGCATTCAGTTAATTTTTCTTACAAGTACGCACCCACGTTACAAGCATTCAATGAGTGTAAGAAGCGGATCAGGGCGGTTATAGGGCCGTTCGGCTCAGGAAAATCATCTGCAATGGTTATGGAGTTGTTCCAGGCTGGATGTAATCAGCTTCCCGATTCACATAACGTTCGCAGGTCTCGCTGGCTTGTGGTTCGTAATGTATATCGCCAATTAACAGACACCACTATCCCTACCTTTTTTGATTGGTTTCCCCCGTATTACTTTGGTTCATATAATAAAACAGAACATCGGTATAACATGTCCATGCCTCTTTCTGATGGTACGGTATTAGACATGGAGGTATTGTTTCGAGCGCTGGATAAAGAAGAGCACGTATCGAATCTTTTGTCGCTTGAAGTATCCGGGGCATGGCTTAACGAATACCGGGAAATCCCCAAGATAATCTTTGACGCGATTGATGGTCGTATTGGTCGGTATCCTCCCCGCCGTGAAGTGGGCTGCACCTATCCTTTCACAATTATGGATTCTAACCCTCCTGACCATGAACACTGGTCGTATAAATTGTTTGAAGAAGAAAGAATGAATGATGTGGCCCTTTATGAGAAGTATCAGATATTCCATCAGCCTTCTGGTTTATCTAATGAAGCTGAGAATTTACCTTATCTTCCAGAAGGATATTATGAAAACCTGGCTGCTGGAAAGACTCCTGATTTTGTTCGTGTGTATGTAGATGGTCAGTATGGTTATGTTCGCAGTGGCAAGCCTGTCTACCAAAACTACTCCGATGTATTACATTTAGCCTTAAAACCTTTGTCTCCCGTAAAATCAGTTCCGATAATAATTGGTATGGACTTTGCGCTTAATCCGGCGGCTGCTTTTACCCAATTTACTCCATCTGGAAACTTTAATGTATTGAGAGAGATTACAGGCGAGGGAATGCCTTTGCGTACTTTTGTAACTGAATTATTAATGCCTATAGTTCATGCGTATTACCGTGGGTTCCGTATTATAATTATAGGAGATCCCAGTGGAGTTAAGAGAGCGGATACAGATGGTAGAACATGCTTCCAGGAGTTAATTGATTCAGGATTTCATGCGATTCCAGCTAAGACTAACGCAATCCAGGCCAGGTTCGCTGCCATAGATTCTCTCCTTACCAGGATTCAAGGGGGCAAGGCAGTATTTCAGCTTGATCCCTCTTGTACTATGCTGCGGAAAGGATTTCTGGGTGAATACAAGTTCCCGGAGATTCATTCACGGCATGGATTGATGTATGCGGAGAAGCCTCTTAAGAACGAATTTTCTCACTGTTTCACAAAAGATACGTTAATAAGATTAGTTGACGGAAAAAAAAGAATAAAAGACGTGATAGTCGGGGATATAGTTAAAACCCCATGGGGAAACAGGAAAGTGTTAAAGGCATGGATGACAAGAAGTAACGCAGAAATAATGGAAATAAACTTATCGGATGGTAGAAAAATTAAGTGTACTCCTGATCATAAATTTATTTTAGCTAACAAAAGTGTTGCGTATTGCAGGTCATTGCAGTATAAGGATGTTTTATGTGATTATCATTTAAATTTAAAGGAGATAGAGACATGGAACATCCAAAGTTTATTGAATTTAAAGGAAAGAAATACAGATTATCCGACGGGGGATATTACAGGGTTGAAAACTGGGGAAAAGCCACATGTAATTTACACAGGGCTGTTTGGGAAGATTATACTGGGAATAAAGTTCCTGAAGGATACGTTGTCCACCATATTGATAAAAATGTTTTTAATAACGATATCACCAATCTTGAGATTATGCCCAACGGGAAACACGCATCAATGCACACCAGAGAAAGACTTGCCCATGATCCTGAATCATTTCAGCGAGCAATTAAAATTGCAAGAGAAGCTGCGAAAAAATGGCATGGATCTCCAGCCGGAATTGAGTTTCACAAAAAGCTTGGAAAGCAGGTATGGATCGGTAAAAAGAAGTATATTAAGATTTGTGAAGTATGTGGAGAGGAGTATTCAACGTATTTCCCAACGAGAAGCAAATGGTGTTCTCCTAAATGTCAACAAAAAGCAAGAAGGTTGCGGGGGGATGACAATGTGGAAAGAATATGTTCTGAATGTGGTGAATCGTTTATTACCAATAAATATAGTGCAACAAAAACCTGCTCTTCACGTTGTGGCGGTAAACTTGCTGCAAGAAACAGAAGATGTGTATAATATAACAGTAGATGTTGATCATGTATATTTCGCTAATGATGTTCTTGTCTTTAATTGTCATGATGCTTTACAATATGCCGGGTTAGGTTACGAGGTTATGGATCAGGCTAAAGGCTTAACGGATCTCACAGGAACAATAGTAACACGAAAAAGAGAAGGTGTTGAAAAAAAGAGAGTGATGGCTGCGTATACATAAGGATAAGCGAAGACACAAACAATAACCTGTTAATATTTACATTGACTTTTGAATTTTTTTTATTTATCTTTGATAAGTCTTTGGGAAGTTTTTGGGAAGTCTTTGATAAACTTTTAGCAAACATTGTACGGGGGATAGACTCATGTTGATAAATGTGCAGACTAATGAACAGATAGAGAAAGAAAAGAAAATAGAAACCAAGGCTGTTGATGTTGCCGAGAGTGCTGAACTGATAACCAGTCTTTCCGCGTATGTTGATACATGCTGGAGTGAAGCTAAAGCAGAAAAAATAGAATTCGAAAAGCAGCTTTTAATCAATAAACGGCAAATAGATGGTATATATGATCCTGATAAACTTGCTGCCATAAAAGAATTTGGATCATCAGAAATATTTGTTTTTATCACAGATACCAAGTGTCGTAATGCGGATGCGTGGGTAAAAGATATCTTATTCCCTCCCAATGAAAAATGTTGGGGTATCCGCCCAACTCCACAGGCGGAAATTCCTTCCAACATTCGTGGAAAAATCCTTGAAACTGTTGCTCGGGATGTATTGCAGGGTGCTATGAATAATGCTTCTCAAGGTCAGCCTTCCGATCCACTCCAAATTTATAAATCCATTATGTCCAAGATGCCTGAGATAGAAGAACACCTTAAAACGTTTATTCAGAAAAAGGCTAAAGAGATTGCCGCACAGATGGAGGTTAAGATTAACGATCAGTTGACTGAAGGTGACTGGTATGATGCTGTATTGGGTGTTTTGCCGGATGTTATAATGGGTACGGGCTTCGTGAAGGGTCCTATATTAAGAAAGCAGAGGGCTAAAAAGGTTGAGGTAGACCCTGAATCAAGTAAGTTTAGTGTGAAGATTATGGAAAAAGCAATCCCCAAGTATGAGATTCGGCCTCCGTTTAATATTTATCCATGTCCGGGAAGTACGGGTATCAACGATGGCTATTTGTTTGATCGGATTCAAATAACGCCACGGGGGTTACAGGAACTTATAGGGATTCCGGGGTTTGATGAAAAAGAGATTAGATTAGTGTTACAGGAATATGAACAGGGAAGTTTGCACGACTGGCTTAATCTGGAGATTGATCGTAACCTCAAGGCTATGGATAAGATTGTTACCGGGAGTGTGAATGTATCTTACAATTCTCACAAGATAGATTGTTTGGAGTTTTGGGATGCCATACAGGGCAAGAAGTTAAAGGAATGGGGTGTTACAAAGAAAGATATGACTTTCGATGATGATCTTTTTTATGATTTGTGTGTATGGAAAATAGGCGGACATATTATCAAAGTAATGTTTAACCCTGATAAATTGGGGATGAAACCTTTTTCTAAAGCATCGTTTGAAGAAAAGTCAGGAAGCTTCTGGGGGCGCGGTTTACCTCAAGTAATAAAAGATGCTCAGCAGGCTGCTAACGCATGTGGTCGAGCCATTATAAATAATGTTGCGATAGGCAGTGGACCCCAAGTAGAAAGAAACATTGACAGAGTACCGCGTTCAGATATAGCCGATAATATTTTGTACCCATGGCGAGTATGGGATGTAACTAACCAGCAGGCAATATCCAATGCTCCCGCTCTCAAGTTTTATCAACCCCCTATGGTAGTAGATAAGATTCTCACAGTTTTTGATCGATTTATAAAGATAGCTGATGAACATTCTGGGGTGCCTGCGTATGCTCATGGAGATGTAAGGGTAGGAGGAGCTGGTCGTGCTCTTGCTGATTATGAGAAAGTTTTAACGCCTCAAGGTCCTGTATGTATAAGTCAACTTAAAGCAGGTGATTTGGTCGTTAATTCATACGGGTCTGCTTCTACAGTAACAGGAGTATACCCACAAGGTGAATCTGATATCTTCCGCTTAAAATTTAATAACGGTAAGCATGTTGATTGTGATATGGAGCATCGCTGGTCAGTAAGGACACATCATAATCGTAAATTTAGAACTATGACGACTGAGGAAATTCTGGATGCGGGGTTATTTAGAAAAACAAAGAAAGATTACAGGAATCCGAGTGGCTGGCGGGCTAAGTGGATGTTACCGTTATTTGATTATATAGAGTTTGAAGAAAGGGAAGTAAAGATTGATCCGTATACAATGGGTGCTTTAATAGGAAATGGAGATGCTCGGTGCAGGCTTACGTGTCGAGATAAAGAAGTTTTCGAGAGGATTCCGTATCCATTAGGAAAAGTTGATCGCAAAGGAGATAGTGCTGCATGGACGCATACGGTTAAAGGAATTAAGTTGGATTATTTGTCGTATGGATTAAAGTGTAAGTCTGTTGATAAATTTATTCCTGAAGATTACTTATTTAATTCAAGACAGATACGATTGGAGTTGCTTCGAGGCTTAATGGATACTGATGGTTGTTGTTCGAAGGAAGGTGGAACTGATTATTCTTCGTTGTCGTTCAGGTTAATTAATGATTTTAGAATACTGGTTGAATCTCTTGGCGCAACGGTAGGAAGTATAGGCGAATGTGAGGGTGGCGAATTTGAAGTTAATGGTAGGAAAAGTGTCAGACAAAAGGCATATAGAATTAAATTTAACCTTCCTGGAGAAAAATTGTTTTACGTTCCAAGAAAGCATAAGAGGGTATTTGATCGGAAGAAAACCCACACATACATAACAGGAATTGAATATATCGGGAAACATACAGCAACGTGTATTACCGTGGATTCCCGAGATAGCTTGTTTCTTTGTGCTAATTTAATACCCACGCATAATACAGCCTCAGGGCTCTCCATGTTGATGCATGGAGCGGCGAGAGGCATTAAATCTCTTATCAAGACTATCGATGAAAAAATCATATCTTCCACAGTAGAACGTCAGTATTACTGGAATATTGAACAGAAAGAAAACTTCGGGCTTATATGTGATTTTCAGATTGAGGCTCGGGGAAGTGCTGCTATGCTGGCTAAAGAACAGCAGTTAACCCGGATGGTAGAATTCGCGCAGGCAACTGCTAATGAATATGATATGAAACTAATGGGAGCTGCTGGGCGGGCTTATATAATAAGTGAGATAGCAAAGCAATTCGGGTTAGATGTTGATAAGGCTTTCCCGATGCTTGATGCGATTATGAGGCAAGCTGAGCAACGGGAATTAGGGAGTGAAAGTGGAGTAGAAGGCAGAGGAGAGGAGAGTGCTGGTGCTATGGGAGGTCAGGGACCGGCAGCGAGAACTCTTGACATGGCTGGAAATCCTGCTCAGGGTACTGATATGAATGAGTTTTCAGCAGATAGAGGATAAGAGAGGAGTAAGAGAGGAGTAAGAGAGGATAAGAGATGATACAACCAGATGAGAAAACTTTACGTGCGGTGTATAATTTAAAGCATGCGTCACCTATCCAGTTTAGCTTATTGGTTGAATGGATTAAAGAATCAAGAAGAACTGATATGCTTAATTTTATGGGACTTGAATCAGATCAGAAGTTACACTGGATTCAAGGGCGGATGCAGACGTATGATGTTTTGATTGATGTAATGGAATCACCGGAGCAGCATATTAAAGAAGCGGAAGCATCGGTGAGAAAACAGAAAAAGGCAAAAGAATTATCTACGTTGTAATATAATATAATGCAATAAAATTTAGCTACATACAGGAGGTTTGTCATGGCTTTCACAGTAACTTCACCAAAAAATACGTGTGCTGTAACTGCTACAACGGCGATAGCAAATGTGCAGAATCATGGGGCTGGGGTTAATATATACATACAATACACAAAAGATTCGGAAACAGCGTTGAAGATTGAGTTATCCGTGTTGAATCCTGGGGCTCATGCAACTACTTATTTTGACATGGTTCATGCAGATTCTAACTATGATTTATCCACGATGTTTTACACTATCACCGGATCAGATAATTTCAGGATTCCTGTTACTCTTGGATTGGGTGAGACTAAACTTAAGCTTACTTTTTCTTCTACTGCTGGTGATATGGGTGGATCAATTGCGGTTGATGTGTTGGGCGGAGATTAAGTCGAGGAGTGTTGGGTTGTATATTTAGGTTGCATATAAGATATACAGTTAAGTTCAAGATACAACACGTTATTATATGGGTGATGAAAAATGGCTGACATAAAGGACCGTTTACTGCATTCTATATATCATGTTCCGTATTCGGAGTTTAGGAGACCTTGGGTAGTTTTCAAGGAAAGTTTTACGGGAGATGGCGTTACCAAGACGTTTACCTTGGATGGAACTATCCTTAATGCTACTTTTTTGTCTGGAGCATGGATAGTGGAGGATGTCCAGATCACCAAGAGTGTTTCAATTACCAAAACAAACGGCAAAGCTATTTATGATTCTCTGAATGTGTTTACTCGGCATAGAATAGCAAGTGAAAGCGTAAGTGCTGCCGGGGTAGTGACTTTAAACTATGCTCCACGGAATGAGGCAGTTTTTTATATTTATTACTGGTATGAACTTTCTAATACCGCAAGGCTGAAAGATTATTATCGCGATGATATTGTTTCTAAATTTGAATCCGATGAACCTTCAATCGCAAGTTCAGTTAACGTAAACACTACAGATTTTGGTGACATTCTTTCAGTTAGCGAAGATACTGTCCAGAAGGCCCTTGATATTCTTGACGATCATGGGCATCCTGATACCGATATAACTATTTACGGGACTGACTATACAGCCCGAGATGGATTTGACGCAGCACTCAGAAATGGTATTGGTTCGGGACTCACTGTTACCGATGAAGGTGGCCTTAACGTTAGCTGGACTGAAGGAGTAGCTTTTGTTGATGGCTCTGTATTTAGTGTGAATGCTGCTGGGGCGACTGGTCTAACAGATAACGCAACTAATTATCTTTATGTCTTGAAGAATAACTCTACGCTTCAAATTTCAACTACTGAGCCTGATACAGATGTTGTTGGAGAGTTTGCGTTAGTAGCAAAGTACAATACTTATGATGGAGATATAGCTCATTCTTGTAGTTTTCCTCTTATGTCTGGAGGATTGCGTTTTATAATTTGGTATTTCCTTCAGAAAGTAGCTCCTGCGGCGGTTGTTTCTGGATGTGCTTGTTCCATCGACACAGATGCTACAAATCCTAATGATTTCAAGATAGGAACTGGGGAGTATTTTCTAAATCCCTTTTGTAGTAAAAAGATAGAAAATGTCATTTACTCAGCAGGTTCAGGGCATGGAGCGAATAATGTCCAAGCTCATTTTCATACAGCAAGTGCTTGGGATACAGCATTAGAGAATGGAGTTAGTTTTAGTTACTGGGATAACGGAGTTCAAAAGACAGCAGTTACTGGGAATAAGTGGTATTGTGGCTGGGTGTATGTTTTAGGCGATAATACGATTCTATACGTCTATCCTCAAACAGAACATGCTAAGGAAGCAGATGCTCAAGAAGAGGAAATAGTCTATCCACCTTATCACTATGGTTATGTACTTCCAGTAGCAAGGTTTGTGTTTAGAGGAAGTGCCACAGCTTTTGCTTATAATGCTTATTTCGCAGATATCCGACCTTTCTTGGGAGCAGTAGGTAATGGAGCTTCGATTCAGAATATCTACCAAACTATCACCGGAGATACTGGTTCAACTATGGCGACTGAGAGTGATGATTCGCTGGCGATTGAAGGAGCTGCTCCTGTTTCGGTTGCGGTAACTGCTGATAAAGCAGAAGTGTCTTTACCAGCCGCAACCAATTCTCAGGATGGATATGCAACCTCAATGCAGATAACTAAACTTGATGGGATTGAAGAAGGCGCAGATGTTACCGCAACCCATGAAACATCCCATGCTGATGTTTTAGTTGATGGTGATATTGGTGTAACAGTAGCGGCCGCTCTTGGTGCAGATGATAACTATGTAACTAATGCAGAAAAGGCGGCTTTGCATGCGGCAGGTGGGGATACTACTCTTGGAGCACAGACAGAAAACCTTGACATGAATACACATAAGATAGTTGGAGTTGTTGATCCTACTGCTGATCAAGATGTTGCGACTAAGAAATATGTAGATGATAATGCAGGTGGAGTAGCTTTTGCAACTGCTGCTGCTTTGGGAACTTTATAGGAGAATAATATGTTATGTCTTAATTCGACAGATGTCATAGAAGGTGGTGCAAGTGTAGCTTCGGTAGTTGATTATCACATGAGCGGGCTTGTAGGAACTACGTTTACACAACTTGCAGCTGGAACATTAAGTGATACATTGACAACCGCTTTATATACCGCTGGTGCTGCGGTTTCAATCGTCAACATCACTTTGGTTAATACTCATAATGCAGCGGTGAATGTTACTTTAAGGCTTGATCCTGCTAATGGAGGGAATCCTCGATATATTATTCCTGAGACTATTTCTCTTGGGGCAGGTTATTCGCTTCATACGGATGGGACTAAGATTACGGTGATGGATACTAATGGAGGTCTTGTTACGGGTGTTAACGTCTCTGATGCTGCCTATGACGCAACTTCATGGGACGGAGTAACAACAATAGCTCCAAGCAAGAATGCGGTGAGAGATGAGTTTGAGAAGAAAGTGGATGCTTCCGCTGTTATCACCGATAATCGAATAGTTCGTGGTGATGGTGGTGCAAGGGGAGTTCAGGAATCTACTATAAGTGTTGATGATAGCGGGAGAATGACGAATCCAAGTCAACCAGCATTCTTAGCAATTGTTACCACAGCACAATTAAATGTAACTGGAGATGGTACAATATATAATATAACAGGAGCGTTTTGGACAGAAGTTTTTGACCAAGGTAATGATTTCTCAAATGGAACGTTTACTGCCCCTATTACTGGCAGATATATATTAGCAGGAAATGTTTATTTAGCAGGAATTACTGCATCCCATACGCTTGTTTCCATATATGTAATTACTTCAAACCGAAATTATAATGTAGTATATATGAACGCTG